GCTGAACATGGATACCGTTCCGCGGCTTGACGGAAAGATCCAGATGGTGAGCAAGAAGGAAATGAAGAAGCGCGGCCTGCGCTCGCCGGGCAAGGGCGACTGCTTGGCGCTATCGTTCGCTTACCCGGTGGCGAAGAAGGGGCTGGCTGGTCCAGCGCCTGCATCCCAGACCGGTGCCGACTACAACCCCTACGCCTGAGAAGACTGATGAGCTTTCCTGCTGCGAAGATGATTGGCCATGTGTTTGATCGACTGACGGTCGTCGATCGCGCCGGGTCCAACCGCGCACGGCGAGCTATGTGGAGGTGCCGCTGCGCCTGTGGCGGGGAGGCTGTGCGCTCCTCACTGCAACTCCGAAGCCACGGGCGCATGGGTTGCGCCGCGTGCAGCACAGAGGTTCGATCAGCGGCGCGCGTTCTGCATGGGTGCACGAAAACAATCAACGGGCCGCGAGAGCGGCTATACAAGGTCTGGCAGTCGATGCGGGAGCGGTGCGAGAAGGTGTCGCACAAAGCGTATCGTTGGTACGGAGCGCGAGGCATCGCAGTGTGCGACGAGTGGATGGACTACGCGGTATTTCGCGAGTGGGCGAAAAGTAGCGGGTATACCGACGCCCCGTGCGAATCGCATAGTGAGCGGCTTTCAATAGACAGGGTGAACAACGAGCGCGGCTATTCGGCAGACAATTGCCAATGGATAACCGTAAGTGCCAACAGCCGGAAACGGCACGGACTGGAGGTGTGACATTTGCAGCGCAAAGAAACCCAAAGTGGAGCGGTCTGCGCCGCCTCCGATGATGATCCCCGAGCAGACCGACGAGAACGTCACGCGCAAGCGCACACGCGAGCGCCAACGCGCCGCTGCAGCGTTCGGCCGCGACTCGACGGTCATGGGTGGCTCGGCTTCGGCCATGCCCACCGCGCAGTCCAAAACTCTTCTGGGTAGCTGACCGTGGACGAAACCCGCCGCGACATCGCCGACGCTCGCATCTCGCACCTCAAGCGCGAGTTCGATCGGATGGTTCCGCAGTGGCGGGATCTCCGCGACAACTTCATGCCCACGCGAGGTCGCTTCAACAAGGAGGACGATGCGTCAATCCGCAAGCAGCGTCTGGCCAACAACACGCCCGTCCTCGCGGTGCGTACTGCTGGCTCGGGGCTGCATGCGGGCCTCACTTCGCCTGCGCGGCCGTGGCAGAAGTCCGCGATCGAAGACAAGGATCTGATGGACTGGGCACCCGTCCGCGAGTGGCTGGCCATCGTCGACAGCCGCATGCTCGGGTACTACGCGAAGAGCAACCTCTACCAAGCCTTGCCGACGATGTATTCGGAGTACGCCGCGGTCGGCACGATGTGCGCGCTGTGCTTGGAGAACGACGACACGCTGTTCCGCTTTGAGCCGTACACCGTGGGCCATTACATGCTGGCGCGCAGCGAGACGGGCGTCTACGACACCTTCGCGCGCGAGTTCACGATGACCGTGCGGCAGATGCACGACCGCTTCGGCTACCAAGCCTTGAGCAAGAAGACCCGGGGCAAGTACGACAACCACAAGACCCGCGAGGAGAAGGTCGACATCCATCACCTCGTCGAGCCGGATGGCCGCGGCGCGTTCGACAGCTGCTACTACGAGACCGGCGCGAAGCACGAGTCGAACAAAGGGCTGCTGAAACGTGCGCGGTTCACCGAGAACCCGATCTTGGCTGCCAGCTGGGAGACCGTGTGGGGCGAGAGCTACGCATCGAACTGCCCGGGCATGTCGAGCTTGGGCGACGCTCGCGCGCTGCAGCGCGAGGAGATCAACAAGGCACGCGCCATCGATCGCCACCACAACCCGGCGATGCAGGGACCGGCCACGCTGAAGATGCAGGGCGTGTCACTTGCGCCGGGCGCGATGAACTGGGTCGACCAGATGCAGGCGACCGGGCAGATGGGCCAGATCCGGCCCGTGCACGACTTCAAGCCCGAGATTGGCGGACTGCTCGACAACATCCAGAAGAACGAGGCCCGCATCAATTCCGGGTTTTTCGTCGACCTGTTCCTCATGCTCACGATGGACGACCGCAACCAACGTGCGACGGCCGAGGAGATCCGCGCGCGGTACGACGAGAAGGTGCTGGTGCTGGGGCCGACTCTCGAGCAGGCCAACGCAATGCTGCGCACCCTGCACAGCCGCGCGTTCGGGATCATGCTGCGCAAGAGCCAGCCGATCTGGGAGGGGCGCATCGATGGCGATCCGATCCTGCCGCCTCCGCCCAAGGAGTTGGAAGGCCTCGACATCGTGCCTGAGTTCATCAGCGCGCTGCAGCAGGCCCAGCGTGCGCAGCAGCTGCAGGGCATCGAACGCTTCGCAGGGTTCGCCGCGCAGATCAGCCAGTACGAGGGACGCCCGAGCGCGAAGCTCGACACAGACCAAGCGCTCGACATCTACGCAGCGGCGCTCGGCATCGACCCGACCATCATCCGCGACGACGACGAGGTGTCCGAGATCCGGCAGGGCGAGGCTCAGGCCGCGCAGATGGAGAAGATGGCTGCCATGGCACCGGCCATCCGCGACATGGGTGCTGGTGCGAAGTCCCTGAGCGAGGCGACCGCAGAGCCTGACAGCCTGCTCGGCTCGATGGCCGGAGTGCTGCCGGGATGAGTCGACGCATGGAGAAGACGCTCAAGCGCGCACAGGCGCAGCGCGCGGCCGACCTCGCGTGGGTCATCAACGACCCCCGCGGGCGTCGCTTCGTGCAGCGCATGGTCGACGACAGCGGCCTGCACGCGGTGTCGCCCATGACTGGCAACTCGCACACGTTCTACAACCTCGGACGGCTCGACTTCATCCAGCAACTGCTCAACGACGCCCGGGTGGTGTCGCTGGCAAACGTGCGCTTGATGGAGGACGAGTCTATTGTCCGCGCCCAAGAGGCCGAACTCGACCAACGAGGCGGCGAAGAGACACCTGACAGCGACGGCTGACAGGCACGGGGGCGACCCCAAGCACAGGAGCATCTGCAATGCCCGATCCAACCGCACCGGAAACGTCCACGGCTGACACCACGACGACCCCCGGCACCACGACTGCACCTGCAACGGGATCCGCGACGACTGACGTCTCGACGGATGCACTGCCGGACAGCACGACCAGCACCGAGACGACGACGGAGACCACAACCGACGCCGATACCACGGTGCCTGACGCTTACGTCTTCGACATGCCTGAAGGTGTGACGCTTGACCAGACGTTGCTCGACAAGGCCACGCCCACGTTCCAAGAATTGGGCCTGACCAACGCCGAAGCCGCGAAACTGGTCTCGATCTACGCCGAACGCATGACCGAGATGACGGCGGGTGGTGAGGAGGCGTTCAACGCCGCATACACCGAGCGCGCACAGGCCGATGTGGCCCAGCGCAAGGAGCAGTGGATCGAGCAAGCGAAGGCTGACAAGGAAATCGGCGGGAGCAACTTTGAACCGGTGAAGAGCCGGGTCATGGATGCGATCGGCGCGGTCGGAACACCGGAAGCGAAGCAGGCGTTCAACGAACAGGGCTGGGGGAACCATCCCGAACTGATCCGCACGTTCAACAGGCTGATCGACTACATCCCCGAAGACAAGGGCGAACGCCCTGCCGGCGGTGGTGGGACGAAGAGCATGGCCGAGCGGCTCTGGCCCAACGCGAACAAGTAACACCAACCCCTCTCCACTCCTTTCTGGAGCAACACCATGGCAACCCTTCCCAACGGCCAGCCGACCTTGGCTGACGCGGCTGCACAGTTCGGCGACGACGGGCGTGCACTGCCCATCGCGGAACTGCTGCACAAGACCAACCCGGCCCTCAACGACATTCCGTTCGAAGAGGCCAACAGCACCACCGGCCACAAGATCTCGGCTCGCCAGAAGCTGCCCGAGACGTTCCTGCGCCGCATCAACGGTGGCGTGAAGCCCAGCAAGAGCGGGTACGGATCGATCTTGGAGGGCGCGGGCCTGTTCGCCGCTCTCGGCCAAGTCGACAGCAAGCTCCTGCAGATCGCGGGCGACAAGGCGACGTTCCGCCTCAACGAGAACAAGGGTCACATCGAGTCGATGGGCCAGCGCTTCATGCAGTCCATGTTCTACGGCGACCCGCAGGTCATCCCGGAAGACTTCCTCGGCGTCGCGCCGCGTCTGGACAGCCTCGCGGCCGGGTCCAACACCAGCATGCAGATCCTCGATGCGGGTGGCACCGGAACCGACCTGACGTCGATCTATCTGGTCGGCTGGGGCGCGGGTTCGGTCATGGGCTTCTACCCGCACGGGTCGCAGGCCGGCATCGTCCACAAGGACATGGGCGAGGAGCTTGTCGACGACAGCGAGGGCGGCAAGTACCCGGCCATGCGCGACTGGTTTGAACTCGACGCGGGCATTGCGGTGTACGACTACCGCAACATCGTCCGCATCGCGAACATCGACGTCTCCGACCTTTCCTCGCGTGAGGGTGCAACGGTCGGTGCCGGCGGTGCGAACCTCATCGACCTGATGGTGATCGCGGGCGAGATGATGAACTCGGAAGACCTCAACCCGGTCTTCTACGCGCCGCGCATCATCAGCACGTACATGCGCCTGCAGATCTCCAACAAGGCGAACGTCTGGCTCGGCATGAAGGAAGTCGCCGGACAGCGGGTCACCGCGTTCGACGGCTCGACGGTTCGCCGTACCGACGCCATCTCGCTCAACGAGACCCGCGTCATCGCGTAACCACCACGGTGACCGGTTCGCCGGTCCCGACGACAACCCCTTCGCTCTTCAAGGAACAACGCAATGAGCATCACCGATCGTCATCTCTACCTCGCAATCGGCCAGACGATTGCAGCGGGAGGTATCACCGACGTCATCGACCGAGGTGCAGACCCTTCCCCGACGCTGGCCAACTTCGGCGGCTTCGGTGCCGACCTGTACCTCGTCGTCAAGACGGGTGCCGGTTACACCGGCACCAACCTGAGCGTGGAACTCATCAGCGACAGCGTCGCGGCACTGAACGTCTCGCCGACCGTCCACGCATCGACCGGCCTGTTGCCAGTCGCGCAGTTGGGGGCCAACAAGCAGGTGGCCGTGCTGGCCATCCCCCCGGGTGACTACGAGCGGTTCATCGGCGCGCGTCTGGGTGGCACGTACGCCGCAGGCACGATCCATGTGTTCATGACCCGTGACCCGAACTACTGGCGCGCGATGACCAGCAACAACCCGCTGGCTCAGTAATTCCGAGCCTCTCGTAGCAAACGACTGACCGGCCCTCGGGCCGGCGGTCTCTGGAGGACAGAACCATGGCAACACCACTGAAGGTTCGCACCGCGCGCACCCCGCGCGACGACGAGGCCCAGTACGTCATCATTGAAGGCGCGCCGAAGCACTACGTCAGCGGGTTTGGACTCGTCGGCCCGGGCAGCATCGTTTCTCTCGCTGCGGGCGTGACTCCCGGCAAGTGGCTCCAGCAGGTCAACCCGTCCGACGCCGAGAAGGCGTCTGTCGACGTCGAGGCTGCCGGGCGACTGGCATCCAAGGCTGCGGAACGCGCTGCAGACCAAGAGCCGGAGCGCGCGACGCGTGAGGCCGCAGAGAAGGCTGCAGCGGTTCGCACGGCATCGGCAGACTTGGCCGCGGCCGATCGCGTCGCCGCTGCGCAGGCCCAAGCCCAGATCGTGGCCGGCAAGAAGTAAGACCCGGATGCCCCCTCGTGGGGCATCCTCCTATTCTTGGAGATCCGCATGCCACGCACCATTGAACTGACACCCACGACCGTCGAAGGCACCACCTCGGTCGGCTTCGCGGTCTCCGCAACATCCCCCGTCGTCGTCGGCATCTACGTCGCCAGCGGCGAGATCCCGCGGAACGCACTGCTGCAGGTGATGATCGAGACGCCCGGACTGCCCGTCGCCGTGCACAACCTGCATCGGGGCGACCCCGTCCGGCAGTTGGTCGGCCCGGTGAGCAAGTACCAGCTGCGGCTGATCGAGAACGGCGGCGGCGTCGTCGGCGGGTACAAGGACGTCACCTAATGGACACGGTCATGACCGCTGTCGACCTCTGCAACGGCGCGCTCGGTCGAATCGGGCAGGGCGCGTCGCGGCCCATCCAGTCGATCACTGGCGACAACGACCAGAGCGAGGCTGCGCGAGCGTGCGCGCGGGTGTTTGACTCGACGCGGCGCGCGGTCTTGGCCGAGTTCAACTGGGCGTTCGCGCAGGCGGCGGTGGTGCTGCAGTCGGTCAACGAGACCGTCCCCGGCTTCGCTGCCGTGTACGCGATGCCGACCGATGTGATCAAGCTGCACGCGGTGGGCGGCGACGACTACTTCCCCGCCAACTTCCATGGCGTGAGTCCGCGCTTTCGAAAGCTCCGCGGCGCGAACGGCATGGTGATCCTGTCCGACAGTTCGCCGGCCTATGCGTGGTACACGTACGACGCGCCGGTCGAGTACGGCGACCCCCTGTTCCACGACGCCATGCAGTGGCGCATCGCGGCCGAGATCTCGCTGGGCCTGAAGGCGGACCCGCGCATGTTTGACAAGGCGCAGCAGCAGTACGTGCTGGCCATCTCCAAGGCAGCAGCGGCAGCGGCCAACGAGGGTGGCGACGTCGATCTCCCGACACCTGACACCATCCGGCTGCGCGGCCAGTGAAGTACAAGACCCTGCAGCCGTCCTTCGGTGGCGGCGAATACGCGCCGGCCCTGCGCGGTCGCACCGACCTCGCGCGCTTCGGCATCAGTGGCGCGCTGATCAGCAACTGGATCGTGCGGCCAACGGGCGGCATGGACTCGCGTCCCGGCTCGAGATTCGTGGGCGAGGTCGCCGACAGCACGCGCAAGACGCGACTGCTTCCGTTCCAAGTGTCTGAGGACATCGCCTACATCGTCGAGCTTGGCCACCTGACGGCGCGCTTCATCGCCAACGGCGCGTACTTGGTGGCCGGAGGCGTGCCTGTGTCGGTGGCGACGCCGTGGACCGAGGCGCAGGTGTTCGACGTCAAGTTCACTCAGTCCGCAGACACGATGTTCCTCGTCCAGAGCATGGTGCCGCCGCAGTTGCTCAGGCGCACGGGCGCTGAGTCTTTTGCTCTCTCGCAATTCTTGCCGCGCGAGGGTCCGTTCCGCAGCATCAACAGCAACGATGCGTTGCTCATCTCCGCGAGCGCGACCACTGGCACCGTGACCGTTACGACGAACTTCGACCTGTTCGCCGCTGGCATGGTGGGCCAGCTGATCTCCATGGAGCCGCAGGCGCTGGGCAACATCAAGCCGTGGGCGCAGGGCGAGCGCACGCCGGGGCTGACCTTAGGCACGCTGCGTCGATCCGAAGGCAAGATCTACAAGGCCACCACCGTGCAGGCCGCGAACGCGCCCAACTACACCGAGACCGGCAACGTCCGGCCGGTGCACGAGGTGGGACGTGAGTGGGACGGGCCGGGAACCAGCAAGGTCTTCGACACCATCACCTACACGACAGGCGTCGAGTGGGAATACATGCATTCCGGGTTCGGCATCGTCGAGATCACCGCGATCAACGGCCCGCGCTCGGCAACTGGCGTCGTTCGCAAGACGCTGCCATCCGAGGTGGTTGGCGGCGTCGGTGCGCCGGCCAATAGTTGGACGTTCAGCGGCGACGCAAGCACTCTGACCTTCCCGGTCCCGGGCGCATCCAGCACACTGCAGTCTGGCTACAGCGTGACCATCAGCGGCCAGCCTGTGCAGGGAGACCCCAATTACACGCCGCCTCCGGGTGGCGGCGGTGGCGGTGGTCCGGGTGAGCCTGAGTATGGCGCTCAACCCGGCGGGCCTCCGATCTATAACCCATGAGGTGACCCGTGGCACAAGGCTGGACCGTCAATGCAAGCGCCGACACGATCACGTTCTTGGAGCCTCCGGTTGCTGGGGTCAACAACATCGTGGTCAGCGAATACGCGACCGCCACGCTCAATGCGACGGCGGTGTTCCGGCTGGGCGCGTGGTCTGCCCTGTACGGCTACCCGAGCGAGGTCGAATTCTTCGCTGATCGCCTCGCCTTGGCTGCCACGCTTGAACAGCCGCAGACGCTGTGGCTTTCGAGGATCGCCGACTACTCGTTCTTCGGGCGATCGACGCCGATCCTCGACGATGACGCGATCTCCTCGACGCTCAACGCACGGCAGTTGAACCGCATCGTGGACCTGCTGCCCAAGCAGCACCTGCTGGCATTGACCACGGGTGGCGTCTGGAAGATCGGTGGCGGCGATTCAGAGGTGCTGACGCCCTCGACCATCGCGTCGCGTCCGCAGCCTGCTGCAGGCGCATCCAACCTGCCTGCGCTCGATGTGGGAGAGACCGCTGTCTACCTCACGAAGCAGAGCGGCGAGGTGCGCGACCTTGCCTTCACGTTTGAGGCCGATGGCTACGCCGGCTCCGACCTGACCGCCTTTGCCTCGCACCTGCTGCGGAACCGCACGATCGTCGACTGGACGCACCAAGCCGTTCCGTACTCGGCGATCTATGCGGTGCGCGACGACGGGCTGATGCTGACCCTGACGTACAAGCGCGAGCATCAAGTCGTCGCATGGGCGCGGCATGTCACGGACGGCGTCTACGAGTCGGTGGCCAGCATCCCCGAGGGCAGCGTCAACGCGGTCTACGCCATCGTGCGCCGCACGATCAACGGCGTGCAGCGCCGGTACGTCGAGCGGTTCTCACAGCCCATGCGCGATCGCCGGGAGTGGGTCGGTCTCGACAGCGCGCTGACGTACGACGGCCGCAACACCGCGGCCACCACCATGGCGCTATCGGCTGCCGACTGGGACGGCGAGGTCACGGTCACGTCGTCGGCCTCGTTCTTCGTTCTGAGCAACGAGGGCGATGCGGTAGTGCTGGACTACGACGGCACGCCTCTGCACCTGCACATCACCGACTACGTTTCGGCGACCGTGGTGAAGGCGCAGCCGTCGCGCACGGTGCCTGAGTCGCTGCGCACGCCGGGAGCGCGATGGGCGCTGGCGGTCGACACCGTGAGCGGGCTGGGCCATCTGGAGGGCAAGCTCGCTGGTGTCGCTGCGGACGGCCACGACTACGAGCCGAAGATCGTCGTCGGCGGCGTGGTGCAACTGGCGGCTCCCGGGGTGCTGATCCATGTCGGGCTGCCGTACGTGTGCGACTACCAGTCCCTCGACCTGTCGCTGGCGGGGCAGGAGCCGATCGGCACGCGCAGCAAGTTGATCAAGCAACTTGGCGTGCTGGTGCACGAAACGCAGACGCTGCAGGCCGGCACCGACTTCGGGATCCTTGAGGAACTGAAGCCGCGCGACCAAGAGCAGCTGGGCCTGCCACCCGACGTCAAGTCCGAGTGGCTGCTGTTCGATGTGCACGGCGTGTGGCAGAAGGCACCGCGCATCTGCGTGCGACATACCTCCGCGTATCCGGCGACAATCCTTGCCATCGAAGCGGATCCGGACATCGGGACATGATCGAACTGCGCGATGCGGTTGAGGGCGACATCCCCGCCATCTTGGCCGACATTCGCCAAGCCGACGTCGACGAGATGGTGGCTGGCGGCACCACGCCAGAGCGCGCGTTGCGCGATGGCCTTCGAATCTCGGACTGGACCGGAGTCGCGCTGGTGGGTGGCGTGCCGTGCTGCATGTTCGGCGTTGCTCCGATCACCATGACGAATGGTGAAGGGGCGCCGTGGTTGCTCGGCACCAACGCGATCATCCCCCACCAAAAGAAATTGCTGCGCACCTGCCGGCCGGTCATCGGAGCGATGCGCGACAGCTACCCGCGCCTCGTAAACTTCGTGGACGAGCGCAACACTGTCGCGATCCGCTGGCTCCGCTGGCTCGGGTTCCGATTCGACGACACCACATATCCCATCGGAGGCACTCGGTTCCGGGTGTTTCGCATGGGTTCTTGGAGCTAGCCCGATGTGCAATCCTGCCATTTTTGTTGCTGCCAGCATGGCCATCACCGCCGCGGCGGGCGCGTATCAAGCCGACTCGCAAAAGAAGTCCGGCGAGTACCAGAACGAGGTCGCGCAGCAGAACGCCGAACTCGATGACTTCCGCGCGGAGCAGTCGAGCGCGTTGGGGTCTATCGCCGAGGAGAAGCACCGCAGCAAGGTCCGGCAGATGGCCGGCACGCAGCGCGCGAACCTCGCGGCCAACGGCATCGACTTGAGTTCCGGCACCGCCGAGGACATGGTCGCCGAGACCTACCAGATGGGCGAGACCGACGCGCTGACGATCCGGTTCAACGCGCTCAACGAGGCGTGGGGCTATCGCGTCAGCGGCACGAACAACCGCAACGATGGCGCGTTCGCCAAGGCCACCGGCAAGAACAACGCGACCGGCACCTACCTGTCGACGGCGGCGAGCGTCGCTGGCCAAGCGTCGGCCGCGTACAGCAACGGCACATTCAAGAAGGCCAAGCCGGCGACCGCCGCGCCATCTGGCGGCTATGCCGGCACGGGGCCGAACTGACATGGCTGCCGTCCCCCGCTACAGCGACCTCCAAGTCGCGCCGACCAACATCCCCGGGGTCCGGATCTCCGACTCGGGCGCATCGCCTGACGCCTTCGGTGCGGGCATCGCGAAGGGCATCGGCCAGTTCGCACAGGTCGCGAACCAGTACGCCGAGCAGGAGATCGAGAAGGCCGACACCGCTGCGCTGATGGAAGCGCAGAAGAAGATGTCGCAGATCGACTTGGAGTTGCTCAACGATCCGGAGAGAGGTGCGTACGCATCGAAGGGCAAGCTGGCCATCGGCGTCCATGAGCGCGTGCTGCCCGAGTGGGACAAGCGCGCGTCGACCGTGGTGTCCGAGGCGCCAGCGCGCATCCATGCGCGCCTGCAGCAGTACCAGATGCAGCGCCGTGAGTCCGCGGCCGGCGGGCTGATGCGTCACTCACTGCAGGAGGGGGACCGCTACTACGTCGAGGAGGCGCAATCGACGATGCAGACCTTCCAAGAGGATGCGATCACCAACCGCATGGATCCCGGTGCTGTGTCGCGCAGCGCAGATGGCGCGGCTCAGGCGGCGCAGGTTCTCGCGAAGCGCAGTGGTGCTTCAGAACAGGGGGCGGCGCTGCTGATGCGCGCTGCGGTATCGACAACCTATCGCGGCGCTCTCGAGCGACTGATCGACGACGACCTCGCTGCAGCAGAGTCGCGTTTTGAGAGCGACCGCAAGTTCATGAACGCCAAGGACGAGGCCGAGGTCAACGCGAAGTTGCGGCCGCTGTCCAACCTCAAGGAAGACGAGGCCGATTACAGACTGATCATGGATGGCGGCGACCCGGTGAGTGGTGTGGTGCCTGCGCCGGGGCATGACACGTTCAACAGCGCGGTGGCCGACGTGTTCCGCACTGAGGGTGGCTACGTCGCAAACGACGCGGGCAAGGGGCCGACAAACTTCGGAATCAACTCGACAGCGAACCCCGGCATCGACGTCAAGAACATGACGAAGGGGCAGGCCGCTGCGATCTACAAGGCGCGGTACTGGGACGCGATCGGCGCGGACAACTTGCCCGCATCGATTCGCGGCATCGCGTTCGACGCGGCTGTGAACCAAGGGCCAGAGCGCGCGAAGGAGTGGGCCAAGGAGTCGGGGGGCGATCTCGGCAAGTACATGAGCCTGCGAAAGGCGCACTACAGCGCGCTGATCAAGGCCGACCCCAAGAAGAACGCGCAGTACCAAAATGGCTGGATGGCGCGCGTCGACAAGTTTGGGCGTGGTGCTGGCGGCGTAGCTGCGGCCGACAGCGTGCCGGGTCCGCAGCCGTCGAGCATGGTTGAAGCGATGGCGCGCGTCGACGCGAAGTATGCCAATAACTTCCCGAAGCGGGAGCGCATGCGCAAGGTTGTGCAGTCCGACTGGCAGCGCCGCAACGCCGAGGAGCAGCAGCTGGAAAAGGATGTCAGCGAGTCGGTCTACAAGAAGATCTATGCAGCCGGCCCCGGCGCATCGTTTGAGTCGCTGATCTCTCCCGCCGAGCGCGAGGTGCTGATCAAGAACGGAGACTTCGACGCATTTGAGAATGAGCTTGAAAACCGGTTCTCGCCGAAGCCGAAGAAGTCGGACCTGACGCTGAAGGAGTCGCTGGAGAACGAGGCG